GCTTGGCTGCCGCTTTCGATAGGAAGTACAAGGTCTGGCATTTAGCGAAAGGAATCGAAACATACTTCACCCAGTTGGATAACACGACTAACAGACTCGAGCTACACGTACCCATGTTGGTTCCGACAAACCTCGGCATCGCATACAGGAATAAGATAGCGGACATTATACCTACACAGCTGCCAGACGTAAGTGCAAGTCTGACAATAAGCGAGCATGCCCCAGCGTTGGCCCGCACCGGCATAATAGAGGACCCGAAAACGGCTGGGCAAACTCCTACAGACGATGCTGAGACGTCGGCTGAAGATCAGGCGTCCTGAGTACAAACCCGATCCAGGACCTGTATACAAAGTGCCTTTTTTAAGGGAAGACGAGCTACCGACATATGTTCTCAATAGGTTGCATATCGTCCGAGAATCGTGGAGATACCCGCTTAACAGGTTGAAGGAGGAATTGAAACTCCATGATGCGGTAGCCACTGTTGTAGAGGATGTCGTCTCGAAGTGGATACAGTTGGAACCCTGGGAACAGGAGTTGCTGGAAGAGACCACTACCGCACATCCTTACGTCAGACCATCACACAACTATCTTGCAGAGCACGGAACACTCGCTTTCTCGAAAGATCTCACACCTAGTACGCTGCAAACTGTGTACAATGAACAGATTGTCAGAAAGTTGATGCGGGACGTCAAAGGTTGGGCCACCAAACCGGTCACATACCCCCGCAGGAAGAACACTGGGATCCCAATTATAGTCGCTGGTGCCAATGCCGCCCTGAACGATGTCATCCTGACAGTCTGGGCGATCACCGCACATACCGCCTTCTCTCTGATGAAGAGAGGCGCCAGTACTGAGGACCTCATAACTTCAATTGATAGTACTCTTCGGAGGTGGTTTCCGCCGTTGGCGTTCATTGAATTCTCGCGTGTGCAGCACACAGATAAAGAAATGTACAAGCTGACTGAGGCAGGATGGTTGAAAACTAGGAACCTAGAAGGTCGGGTGCGCATCATACAAGGAACAGCAAAGATTGTCGCTATGATCTCGAAGTTTTTTGTGAAGGCCATTAGTGATGCACATTTCTACACTCCAGGTTCGCACTTTATGGCGACACCAGAAGAATTGCTGCGGCGCCATAAACTGAATACTAACAGAGGCTGGATACCCGTAGCGTTAGACCAATCCCGCTTCGACCTGCACCATGGAGGCAATAGGCTGCAATACGTTTTACGAGTCTGGTCAAAGGTGCTAAAGGAGATACTTAGAGTAGATCCCCTACCACTGTTCAACTATGAGACGGGGATGCCCGCATACATTATAACGGAGCAGGGAGTCACAATGAGTCAACCTTTCGACGGAATAAGATCGGGCGATTCAAAGACTTCTCGAATGACATCACTTCTAAACGCATGTGAGCATTTATATGTTCTACGGAAGGCCGGCGCTACTGACTGGTATGACTTTATCATCATGGGCGATGATATGATTGCCTGGATGCCACCTGAGATGGTCGAAAAGTACAAGCGTGCCATTCCACAGGTTGCAGCAGAGTTAGGCATTAAGATTGAACTGGAGGAACCACCTCGATTCATCGGGAAATACCCTCGTATTAAATCTAACCAGGTGGTAGGGAACAGAGGATCTCATATTCAATCCGCGGTATGGCCAGAGAGGACGAAACATCCGAACGCTTTACCACTAGCAATATGGGCTAGGGTGGAAATCGCCGAAAAGGAGTCCCGCGACCCAGTGCAGCTCTACCGCGTGTACCGAGATATTTTCAATCGCCTCAGTCGATTCGTTCCCGCTATAAACTCGCGAATGAAAGTACTTGGGAGGTACGGCATGTCAGAGTTTCCAGAGAGCTATGAAAGGATGAAAGAGATAGTGAAGGACATGGTGAGGAATGCGGATAAGTTATTCCCGAACGTACATGAAGAGATAGATAGCATTATAACATTTCTGTCAAAAGGAGCCAATTATGATACTGACGTTGAAGTGAACTTGGCTGGTGAACCACTAAGAGGGTCAGAACAGGTGACACTAGAAGAGCTGCTGCCTATCGTTGAAAAACATCTAAGGGTTGGGGGTGCAGACGCACTTCGTATGGTACATAAGGACGCGATTCACGTATCACAAGCAGATTCAGTTCCCGAGTTCAGCCGTAGATTGGAAAAGCTTATACAGACAATATGGATGAACAGGGGTGCATTAGGATTGCGTGGTCCAAAAGGCCCGGGCCGCGACTTCCTTAT